CCAGTTCTAAGACTGGGTGTCACTATAACACATAACGCGTGCCAGGCGGATTTTACGTAATCTACGCTTCTATACACGAAGAGTGGCCCAAAGTCAGGGCTGACAGGGATTGGGATCTGGACTGTACGCGCATACCGGTCCAGATTGTGGTCCCCCTAGATCGTACTTTTTCGTTAGTCGAACAACGGTTCCCCATTCTAGGAGAACATCTTGCTCACAAGCGACCCGGTGCCGGGCAACAGCCAGTTCGCAGCCAGAGGCAATGCGTACTTGGCGGCCGTGAAAGCCCAGTCGGGACTCTTGGAGCTGAGCAGACCCACAACATCGTCCATCGTGTTTGAGGACTTCGAGCCGGTTGACCGGGGGGCAATGATGCCCTCCGTGACGACAGGCCGCCACTCATAGACGATAGTGACGCGGAACTTCAATGAGCTGGAAGTGCCCAGACCGCGCCAGAGGACGGCGAGGGCACCATGCTGGGCGCCGAAGGCCGTGGATGAAGTGGAAAAATCGCCATCGAGGATGCCGGGGGCAAACTTAACCTCGAGTTCCGTGGAAGGCATACGATCCTCCTTCGGGAAGTAGCTCGCGATGGCGTCGCCGGTCTGCCCATTGAAGGACAGGCCGTCGGCACCGTTGAGCTGTGCGCGATTGATGACGCCAGAGCGGTTGAGTTCGGAGCCGGTGTAGATGGTGGTAATGCAAGCAGCCACCGGTCGAACATCCGCAGCGAGGCCACTGAAGAACGCCGAGCCAGGCCCGGCGTAGTTGGTGAACGTCATGGCAATCGTAGACGACGTCTGCGTGGCATACCAGCAGCTACCGTTCGGGGAAGACGTGCCCCAGGAGCCAGGCTGGACGACGAGGAGGCCCGTGTCAGTCGCGAAACTGAGATCGGACGTAACTCGCGTCAAGTACCCGGCGCCAGTGCCCATATAGACGGGTGCAGCCACGTCGGCATTGCACGGGTCATTGAGCAGGCGCGCATACGCCAGGCCCGCTTGGTCCAGCGAAGCAAACCGGCGAGGCACACGTGCCACAGCCGGCTTAACCGCCGGCCGAGGGAAGCCAGGCGCCCTAACCAGCCGCTTCCGTCCGGAAATCCGAACATTGCGCTTCTCCTTGGTCGGCGCCATTCGGTTCGTATAGAGCCGAGAAGGATTGAATTACGGTTCGTATAGAGCCGTCAAGATCGAGTTATCAGGTTTTCGCACCTGAGCGGACGATTAATATCGTCAAATGCCTGCGCAGCAGGACTTAGAAAAGGCGGGGGTCGGCGTAACCCCCCTGTATCGCGGCCTCGAGCATGTACTGCCGGTCATAAGTGATGCCGGCTCGTGAGTACACCTCGCGCGCGAGTAAGGACGGCTCGCCGGCCCGGCCGGTTAAGCCGTAGAGCCTGGCCAGGACGTTCGCGTAAGCCCAGTAAATCGGTACGCCATCGTATTTGTCGAGGACAGACTGCGCCTTCGACTTACACAATGCGTAGATCTTCCGTTGCGGCCACCCGTCGGTGCCGAACTGGGACACGATGCCAGCCTTCATCCAGCCACGTTTGTATGAGGGGACAAAGACGGCAACGCCGGTGACCAGACTTAGATAGCCTCCGACGAAGGGAATGGCCGTAGTATCAAGTGGCCCTTCACCTTCAAGCTTCAGCCGTTTGCCGAGCATAGCTCCGACCGTATCAAGGTCGACAGAGGCCCAGCGTCTGCGGTTGATAGGGCTATCTACGAAGAAGATGAGTGAGTCGTCGCCCTCGGCCCCCAGGACCCGTTCCTGACGGGGTATCCCGGCGAGCTCACAAATGTACCACATCATCAACATAGACACATACCAATTGAGAGACGAAGTGTACGAGGCGCCGGAAGCCAAGTTCACTAAGTTCCCAACCAGTTTCGCGCCGTGCGCCCGATAGTTCACCTTAGTGCGCGTGTAGATAGCGACGACTAGGGCGTTCAGGTGGACGCATAGCAAGCCCAGGAGACCAACATACCCCCGCTTATTCTCCATATTGACGTTGGAGTCGCGTGCGGTGTCGTCAACACCCACGCCGTATACACGGGGCCCCAGGGCGGTAATGACCCGCTCGAGGATTTGTGCCCGGTGCTCAGCCGGGACGCCTTTAACGCTCGCATGTAGTCTGGTAAATTCTTCGACTAGATTGTCATACGGGCGCAGAGCCAATACCTCGTGTTTTGGCACATCTATTATGGCCCGGGGCATCTTTCCTGGTGCCATAACTTCCCTCTTCACAAAGAAGTTAGCCTTCTGCACAATCCTCCCGTAAAAATCGAACATGGTAACGGTGAGGATCTGGACAAGTGCAGCCAGGTACGCGATATATTTAGTTCGGTTGCCCTTCTGGGCCTCTACGAAGTGGGCCTCGTCGTGGCCCACCGCCTTGCACGGCTTGACGCCTAACGCGTCTGCCCCTTCCGTGACAAGGGCTGTGTTGAAGGCAGTAATGATAGTGCGGAGTTCGGCTTGGTAAGGCGCGGACTCGCACAAGTTCCGACATAGCGCTTGTTCAACACTATCTGGGTGTTTCGGTTCCCAGATTATCGGGCGGGCATTCAAAACCGGCCCGATATGGTATCCAGCTATACGGCGGCCAACTGTAGGCAAGCCGTCTTCCCTAACCAACCTAAGGCCCGGGCGGGCGTACAACGTCGCATTGGGTATGGACGCGTAAATAGGCGTGATGAACGCCCGCGAGTCCCGTCATATGGTGAGATTGCGGAGCATGTAGATAAGTCCGCACAAACCCACGAAAAACAAGCCGGCGTGGCTGGGGTACTGCCAGATCATGGTGCCCGCGGTGTGCGTCACCGGCCATAGCAAGCTCGACCAAGACACGTAGACCAACAAGTTGGCTACGATGAATAAGTACAGAGAAGCAAGAAGGCGGGTGCGCAACGGCAACGACACAAACCGCAACCACAACGCGGTCATGATGGGCAGGCGCGCCGTAAGCGACGCGTCTTTCTGAATGCGGCCCGTCAGGGCGACATTTACTGAGTCAATAGGATTGTGCAACGCCCGTGCGGCGACGGCCCGGCTGGCCAGATCGCGGACGATGACTTCCACTGTCTCGTGCGCACTGTCGGGGGTGACTAGCCCGTCCGCAGCAAGTAAGCGCAGGAGAGTACCCCGCTGTTGCTCGGGGGTGTAGGCTATCACGCTTAACACGTGACGGTCTACCGCGCTGGGCCCAGGGACGGGGGGCACCAGCACGACTGGCCGTATGCGGAACAGGCTGTAAACAGCGCTGTGCGGCGATAGCGGGTCAGTGAGTTCGTAGACGTCTTCAATGCAGACGCCGGTCCCGAAGCGGTTTAACCAGCGTGGGTGGCTGTAGGTGTCGTGCAACACGACCTTATCCCAGCCCTCCCCAGCCGGCACAGAGTATTCGTACACATCAGACCACAGCCGATCGTAACGCATCTCCGACCCGCCCATAAAGCTGCTGTCGTCCTCGGGGTGCACCCACTGCATCGACAGCAGTGTCACATCAAACTCCCGGAGGTACTTCTCCACGACAGCAGCATCGAGCGCATAGACGTCCACCACCAGCACCGAAGAACCGGCACGGGGCTTGCACCCGACACACGTGTCGGGAAACATGCAACCGCACCGGTGCTCGGGGAGGTATACGGCGGACGCCAGGCGCCCCGCATCCGCAGGCACTACCTGCGGGTATGTGCCCCACTGGGCGGAGACTACTCGCTTGCCAGCAAACAGTTCGACAGAAACGTCGAACTGCTTGGCCGCGACTCCGTTGCTAAGGCGTCTCTCGGCGATCTCGCGAATACCGTGGCACACAGGGTGGAAGCTGTTGTCCGGAGACTTGAGCGACCTAGCCTGAATGTACCCCTCGAAACCCAGGCTCCTGGCATAACAATCCAGGTGGACCAGTGAGTCGGAGGGCAGGCGGTATTTCGCGGTAAAGCTGTGATGGTTGCGCGCGTAGAGAGCGTGCAACGGACCCATTCTAAGTCCTGAGAAGGGTCAGGTCTCGTTGTTGGCGTAGGCC